CGGCTGTAGAGATCACGAAGGTGAGGGCTGCTTGGCCACGGTTTCTTTGATTGTAAGCGACATTCTATGCAATGCCAACTTGCGTGCTATCGGCGCATCCATCACGTCGGCGAGCACGATACGCGATGTCATGCCGGGATTCGCGCAGGTGATGGCGGCGGCCGACGCTGCATAGATACTCATTGGCTGGCATCGATAGAATCAGCCTGACGGGTGCCGGATGACCGGCTCCGGCGGTCTCGAGCGATGGACGGGAGGAGCGCATCCGACGCGCATACCTCTTTGGTACACGGCTACGACGGCGAACGGTCGGCGACGTTCCATGAGCCGGCAGCGCCGCACACCCCCACACACACCGACCGTGTGAGCCGCAGGGCGGGTGCCACGGGCGCTGCGGGCCTGGCACACTTTCTGCACTCTCGTCGTGCGATCAGAGAGCGTCCCGTTAGCTCCTGTGAGGTAACATCATGGCCCCGGACGCTCAGGAGCGCGGCCACCGCACCCCCGGTGGTCGCCGGGCGGCACCCGTGCTCGCCGGCGTGGACCCGGCCAGGGCGGGCGCCCGCACCGTCGGGCCACGGCCCCACGCCGAGACGGTTGCCGACATCCTCGGTACGGCGCTGGCCCTCGAATACGTGTCGGCCGCCGTGTACTACGCCGGGCTCACCACGCCGGCCCTGCTGCGCACACCGGCACTGGGGGGCAGATCCCGTAACCCCAACGATCCCGGCCTGCCGCCCAACGGCCATCCGCAGCAGGTGCGCTATCTGCAGGCCGCCCTCGATGCCGAGATCAAACACGCTGCGCTCCTGGCCGCGGCGGGCGCCCGCCGACACGTCAGGCGCATCTACGTCCCGGCCCATGCCCTCGCGCGCCTCGGTCCCTCTGGAGAGTCGGATAGTTTCCTCGGTCTGCTCGACCGCCTCGAGACGACCGCGGTGGGGCTCTATACCGCGGCCGTTGACGCGTTCCTGCGCCACGGCCGGCGCGATCTGGCGCTGCTGGCCGCGCAGCTGGCCGGCGTGGAGTCCGAGCATCGCATGCTGGGCCGGGCGATCGCCGGCCTGCGGCCGGCCAACAATCTGACCCTCGCGCCCCAGCCCTTTGCCACGGTGGCGGAGGCGGCCGCGGCGCTGCGCCCGTCCCTGACCGGCCAGCACCTGGCCGGTGTCGTGCGGGCACTCGCGGTCCCGACCGACGCCCAGGCGGCGCGTGTGATCGGCAAGTACGGGACGCGCCGCGTGCGCTGGTTCCTGTAAGGAGGACCCGACGATGAAGCGGCTAGACATAGAGCGGCGCGCCAGCGCCCGTGGCGTCACGCGCCGGCAGTTCGTGCGGGGCGCGGCCGTCGGAACAGGCGTGGTGCTGGCCGGGACCGGCCCCCTGACGGCCGTGGCGGCGAAGCACGCGACCTGCGGGGAGAGCGTGCAAGACATCCTCACCCTGGCCTACACCATCGAGCGCGCGGCCACGACCTTCTACTATGCGGGCCTGACGAGCACGCCGGTGATGACCAACCGCAAGCTCGCGGGCTCCTCAGGTAATCCCAATGCCGTCTCGCGCAACGGCAGCGCCGCCAACGTGGCCAATCTGCAGGCGGCGCTGGACCAGGAGCAGAAGCACGCGCAGATCCTGGCCGGCTTGGGCGCGACCTCGCCCTACAGGCACTTCCACTTCCCCGCTGCCGCCTTCGAGCACCTGGGGTTCACGAGCCTGGCCGGCAGCTTCCTGTGGACGCTGGACCACCTCGAGACCGCGTGCATCGCCGTCTACCTCGCCGCGGTCCAGCGCTTCGGGCAGTTGCGGCGGCCGGACCTGGCGCTCCTGTGCGTGCGCACCCTCGCCATCGAGTGTGAGCATCGCGCACTCTATCGCGTCATCGCGCAAGACGACCCGGCCGACAACATCACCCTCCCGGTGGCCGACTTCACCTGTACTGGTGCGGCCCTCGGTTACTTCAAGCCCTACCTGACCGGCCGTGGCTTCCCGTCCGGTGTTGCCGTCACGAAAGCGTTTGTCGCGCCCACAGCGGTCGAGTTGGCCCGCGCGATCGGGAAGTATAGGAGCGCGTGAGGTCCGGCTGCAACGGGCCATACTGGAGTGTGAGAAGAACGTTCGCCGCCCTGGTGGTCCTCGTGCTCGACCTGGGTCTGCTGAGGGCGGTGACCGGCCCAGAGCGGGTGTACACGGTGCCGGAGGTGCTCGCCGGCCTGGCGCACGATCCACGGGCGTGGGCCGGGCGGGCGGCCCTGGTCTGGGGCACGGTGTGGCGCCTGGTGCGGGGCTGGCCGCGCGGCCAGTGGTGTCCGAGCGGGCTGCCCATGTCTCGCACGCCGGGCCCCGGTCCGATCCTGCTCCTGGCGCCCGCGCCGCCCGCCGCGTTGGCCGCGCGCTGGCGCAGCCTGCCGCTCCTGGGCAACCTCGTGTCGGTGCCGCAGCGGCTGCGCTGGCGTGGGCCGGCGACCTACCGTCTGCGGGTCCCGGTCGTGCCGCACACGACGTGCGACGCCCAGCCCTGCATCACCCCGCTGCTAGTGGATGCCGCCGTTGGAGAGCCGCAGCGGCGACGATGAGCCGGATGGCGACGGTCGTCATCCGGTACCGGATGACTAACGTTTCCGGCACGGCACGCGAACGGCGTCCGAGGCCACGCGACGCCCGAAAGGGAGGGGCGTGCCGGTTGGCACCGGCTGGAGTCCCTGGGTGGAGAGCGCTGCAGGCCGGGCTAGCCGGTGCGAGCCCACCGCCCGTGGCGACGACGCGGTGGGGTCGCCGGGGTGGCCGGGCATCGGGCGAGTCGTCGGTGGCCAGACCCACGGATCATTGGTCTGAAATCGCTATTGCCCATTTGTGCAAAATGCGTGCGATCGGCGCAGCCTGTTGATATTCCAGGTGGCGATCGCCTTAGTGCCATGACTTTAACGCACGAAGACAAAGAGGCCGACAGAAAGCGAATGTATCGTGAACGAGAGAGCTGCTTCAGGCACAATTTGTCACCACACCGTCGCATTTTTGCGTTGCCGACCGGGTTTGTCCAAAGGCTGCCCTCATGTCGTGCCAGCCGGTGCGTGGGACAGCGGCGCCTCACTGCTCACTCTCCCGCCAACTACCACCGCCGCCCATACCACCCCGTCTCGTAGCCCACCGGCCGCGGCCGCACCACGGCATCTTCCGCCGGCGCCGCGGCCAGGTCCGCCGCCCAGCAGCACAGCGCCAGACTGACCAGCCGGTCATCGTGCCCCTCGCTCTCTTCCACGTACCAGCGCATCAGGTTATTGGCCTTCATCTCGTACTTCGCCAGCGCCGCCTGCCGCCAGAAATCCTGGTGGTCCTCGCTGCCGTCGCCGGCGAACACCGTGCACCGGCTCGTGTTCACCATGCCCAGCATCAGGTAGCCGAGATCGCTCTTGCTCTTCGGCCCGAAGACGAACTGCTCGACCACGTCCTCGCTAAACTCCCGCTCCAGCCAGCTAGCCAGCCCCGCGCCAACCCCGGTCGCGTCAACCACGATCCGCCTGCAGGCCCAGACCTCGCGCAGCAAGCGCTTCAGGTCCTCGAGTTGCCGCTGATGGTCGCGCCCGGTCCACTGGTAGACCTCGACCACCTCCAGCCGCGGCTCCCGCTCCTCGCTCCTCTCCACCCGCCCGATCGTCACCACTGTCGAGTCCCGCTTCGGCTTCAGCGCGCGCAACACGGCGTCTTCCGCTTCTTCGTCCTCGCCTGCCACGTCGACCCCGGCAACGTAGACCTCGCCTTCCACCGGCATGGACATCCGGCCGTGTCTGCCCTGCAGCAAAGCCCGCTGATCCGCGCTGAACAGCTTGCCCAGCGCCTCCACCGCCTGCAGCTCGTACTGCGTGCGGATCACCGGGTGGGACGCGCCCAGCGCCGCGATCTCCGCCTCCACAAAAGCCCGATAAGCCGGATTGACGGCCGCCAACCGCTCCCACGTGTACTCGAAATGGAGCCTCTTAGAGATTCGTTTTTCGGCTTCGAGATTCGATTGCCTCTGCTTCTCGAGTAAGCAATCGTCCGACCAGGCCGTACCATAGAGCACGGTCAGGGCGTTGGTGGTCGACGCCATCGGCCGGAAGTCGCGCCGGTACTTGACCTCGTCAACGTCCTGCGCCTCGTCTATCTCCAGCAACAGATCCGCCGTCGCGCCGACCACGTTGGCATCCGGCGCCGCGCTGAAGAAGAGGATACGCGCGTTGCCCATGGCCAGGCCAAAGCTATAGGTAGGCTTCCACAGCCCGCGGCTGAACTCGCCGCCGAGTTCCGCCTCGAGCCGCAGCTTGCTGTTGACGATCTGCGGCTGCCACGTCGGCGCGGCCTTGACGATCTGCCGCACCCAGCGCGAGCGCCGGTACTTGCGCAAGAGGTAGTGCTCGACCGCGGCCGATGTCTGGTTCTTGCCCATCTGGCGGGCCATCATGACGGTCAGGACACCGCCCTCGCCCGACTCCACGCCGGCGCAGATCGCCCGCGCTACCTCAGCCTGATAGTCGCGCAGCGCCCGGCTGCCGGCCGCGGCCGTATAAGCCCCGACGTCCTCGAGCACACCCTCCGGCAAGCGCCGCCGCCGAGGCTTCCGCTCAAGCCGCCGTATGCTGGACTCGAGGCTCACTCATCCGACTCCTCGAGGGCCTCGCGCGCTTCCAGCGCCTTGACCCTGAGCGCCAGCTCGCCGGCCGAGTAGACGCGCACCACCGCAGAAGACAGACTGGCCAGAGCCTGCGCGATCCGCGGCTCCATCTCCCCATCGTGGGTTTCTTCAAAAGCCTGGCTCAAAGCATGGAGCAAGCCGCGCATGTCCCCAGGCAGGATGCGCAGCGCCCGGCGCACCGTGGAGCGGCCCTGACCACCGGCCGAGCGCCCGCGCTTATGGGCCTCAGCTCGCCCCGGATCGTGGCCAAAACAGTAGCCGGACTCGCCCGCCGCGGCCGTGCAGGGCCGTCCATCACGCCGCGTTGCACGACAGGTCACCATTGCCCTCTCCCTCCCCTGCGCCGGCATCCCGCCGCCGAAGAGGGCCACAAGGACCCGAGGCAGGCTCGTTCGGCCGCTCAAGGCGCACCGCACACCTTCACGCTAAAAGCAAATCGGCAGAAGAATCAAGACCCGAACGGGCTAGCGACCCTCCAGGCCCAACGAGAGGGAATATTCCAGCGTGTGACCGTCGTAGCGGTGGGTCAGATCCAGCACCCGCGCCAACACCGTGCCGACACGGGCGTCGACCACCGTGACCACGTCCCATAGCTCCAGACCGGGATGCAGGAAGACCACGAGTTGGCCGGAGAGCGCCGCGCGCTGCTCGATCTGCAGCGCCAGATTGGCCGCGATCACCGCGCCGGCCGACGAGCCGATATGCGTCTCGACCAAGCTGACAAACCGCTCTTGCCCGACGTCGGCCACGTCGGCGAAGTCCCAGGCCTCGCCCACATTCGGTGGCGACGCCGGCGCGCCCCACACCAGGATGTGGTTGCCGCGCGCGCCGTCCCGCGAGACGATGAACGAATCGAACTCCGAGCCGTACGACCAGGCCGAGGCATCCGCCGGCGTCTTCTCAATCACCACCACCGAATCCGTGCCGTCCGCGGCCGTGCGCGCGGCCGCCGAGTAGCCGTAGATCGTGGACACCTTGCGCATCGCCGCGGCGTAGCTCGAGCCGGCCACCACCGAGAAGCTCAGCACGTTCTGGCTGAATTGCGAGGTCGCCGCCAGGTTCATGGTGAAGATGCCCGCACGCGCCAGCAACTCCCGCGTCAGCCAGTCGACGCTCTGATTCGCATAGACAAGCGAGGTCCGGACCTGCCGATTGAGGAAGCCGCGCAGATCGCTCGCCTCGACCATCAGCACGCTGTCATCCGCCACCACGCTGAACCGGAAGCTGTCTATGTAGAAGACGAACGCATAGACCACGCCGGCGCCGGCGAAGCCCAGCGAGATCCGCATGCGCGCGTTGCGGCGCAGCGCCGCCAGGCCCACGTACTGATTAGATTCGTTCATCAACGAGATCACCAGCTTGGCCGGCGAGCCATCCCGCTGCCGGATCATCATGCTCGCCACGTCGGCCGTGCAATCACGATACTGCGAGGCAGACGCCGTATAGGGCAGGGCCAGAGACGACGTATCAGGCCCCACGATCAGGTAGCCAACCGCGTGCTTGAGCGCGGTGCCACCATGGGCGAAGGCACCGGCATCCTCGAGCGGATCGCTCCAGTGCACGCCATCCGTCGAGTGCTGCAACGACGCCCGCGTATAGGCAAAGCCGGAGATACTACCCGTATCCACCACACCCGTGCAGCAGTGATACAGACCGTCGTAGTAGGTGACGTGCGGATCCTGGATCGTCAGACCGGCTGCAACGTCGTTCGCAAAGACCGTGACCAGCGTCGACCAGGGACCGGTCCAGATCGTAGAGTAGAGTGCGAAGCCGCCGCCAGTGCCGTCATCGAGCGAGACCACTACGATGTAGGAGCCGCCGCCGCCAACAATAGAGCAGACGCCGATGCCGCCCGCGCCCGGGAAGTCGCCGCGCGACCAATCGCCCCTACTCCAGCCAACGGTAAACGTCCAGATCGCCACCCGCCAGTTAATGCCCACCTGGTAGAGCACGAAGACCACATTAGGGCTCGCGTCCGCGGAGATCCCGGCCACAGCGGCGCCGGCGTCGAAGAGATTGGCGGCCGCCGACCACGTCACGCCGCTATCGAACGAATCGCGGTACACGACGTTCGTCGTGGCGCTATCAGGCCACAGCACGCGCAAGCGGTCGCTCAGCTTGGCCAGGCAGACCACGCCCGACACGTTCGCCGTCGACGTGAGCGAGCTAAAGGCGCCCCAGGAGACCTGGCTGGGATCGGCCACCCGCCGATACTTGATATTGCCGGCGCCGTCGTTATAGACCTGGACAAGCGTGCCGTCAGCGGCCACCGCCGCGCCGTTGCGGCCGGACGGACCAGAGATGAAGAGATCCGCGTAGTGCAACGCCCAGTCGATCAGCTCGACCTTGACATCGGGCGTTGCGCCGGCCGCGATGCCGGCCGAGACAGGACCAGGCAGAGTACGCACTAGACCTCCACCAGCCGAACGTCTATGAAGTAGGCCGGCAGAGTCAACTGCGTCCGCAGATCCTTGATGCGCTCGATATAGTCATCGAACCGCACCGAGAAGGCCACGCCAAACGGATCGGTGAAGGCCAGCGCCTGCGCCACCTTATTGTAGCTCGCCACCAGCGCATCCCGGTACTGCTCACCCGAGATCGCCGTGGGCCGCCCGTCGTAGCGCTTGATGTCGTTCAGCGCCAGCACCACAAAGCTCCACTCGCGGCGGCCGGGCCCGGCATCCACATAGCGCTCGCCGCCGCCGCGCACGATCGTCGCCTTACGCACGCGCGGCCGCTGCACCACGTAGCTGCGCGGCTCGATCCAGTAGCCCGTGCCATCAAGTATGACCTGACAGTCGACGCCGATTGTAGCCGTCGCCATCGCCTAATTCCCTATCGCCAGCCAATGCACCGGTATCGTCGCCGTCACAGCCGAGCCGTCCCGCCGACCGGCCCCGATCGTCACCGCGGTCTTCGTCGGCGCGGATATGAAGGCGATGTAATCATACGTGCCCTGAGCCGCCGTCACGAACACCTGAGGCGGATTGTTATAGGCCACAGGGAAGATCTGGGCCAGCGAGCCGGAGCTCGAGGCCGCCAGGTTGACGTTGACCACGCCGCTCTGCACGAGCTGCAACGGAGCCACGCTCTCAACCACCTGCTGCGCCTCGCGCAAGCGCAACATCTCGATAGCGTCGATCCGGCAGGCGAAGCCCGAGGAGCTCGCATTGTGCGTCGCCGCCACCTGCAGCCGCACCGTATGCACCACATCGGCCAGGCCGCTAATCAAGGGGATGCGGTCCCGCGGCACCACGGCCGTATTGAAATCGCCCACGTCGCTCGTGTTCACCGGATTGGCCCGGTACAGGTCGATCACGCCCACCAGCGCGCCATCAACCGTCACCGTCAACTGGCCCGCATCCTTCCAGCGCCGCGCGATAAGATAGAGATCCGTGAACCGCGCCGAGAAGTCGAGATGGTCGCCGACCGTGCTACTCGTGTAGTCGCGGCCGCTGTAGTTATTGGCCTGAGCCAGAGCCGCCCACGTGCCGGTGAAGGTAATCACCGCCGACGTGTTCAGGATCAGCACCCGCTCCACGTCAAGGCCCGGACCCAGCCGGCCATACAGCGGCAGCTCAGAGAGCACATCGAACGCTTTGAACACCTCCGCGGCTATGGCGGCATGACCGGCATCGGTCGGGTTGATATGGTCGCCACCACCCGTATTCATCCAGGTTCCGAACCCGTCATTGCCAAAGGCCGGGTTGTACTGATCCAGGAACGCCTGACGGACGTCGACCAGCGAGCTACCCGTGGCAATCGCCGCGGCGCGAGCGGCATTGGCGAAGTCATCAAACACACCGCCCAGCACCGGCGCCACGTTGGTGGCCGGCGTCATGACCACCGCCTCGGCGCCATTGGCGCGCAAGAGGCTGAGCAGCCCGATCAAGCCGGACTCGAAGTCCGCCGCCGTTGCCTGCTGCGTATTGCCGCTGGCCACTTCCATGGCGCCGAGCGAGACAATATAGCAGTCCGGAGGGGGATACCAGGACGGCGCGGTGAAGTTGCCCAGCCTGCGGATCGCGCGCAAGCACGTATCGCCCGTGACGCCGGAGTTGACCACGTTAATGGTCTGGAAGGTGCCCGACTGCACGCCCACAGCCGACCAGCCAGGGATAGGCGCATCACTCGTCACGCCGTAACTCGAGGGGTCATACCTGACCACCGACGACGTCGGGAAAGCGGCCGCCAGCTTCTGACACAGCAGAGCCACCCAGCCGCCCGAGACGGTGCCGGTCGCGTTATAGCCGACCGTCACGCCGTCGCCGACGCAGAGGATCGTCGCGCCCTGACCCTGCGCCAGCTTGGAGAGCGTGCGCGCCAGGCCGGCGCCGAGGCCGCGCTTGACCGCGCGCGCTACCGTGCCCTCCGGACCAACCGCAATGTTGTAACGCCACGTCACAACCGCAGCACCGCCAGGAGGCGTGTAGCTCACCAGCACATGGTAATCATCAACCGGAACGCCCCGGAATGAGAAAGACCCCGTCGAGTCCGTGACCACCGAACCGAATGCCGAACCCGAAGGAGAAGGCGACGGAGGCGAGCCGGTGGGCAGCACACCGTTGCCCCAATTCGAGACCGCGTACATCGTGACCAGCGCACCCGGCACAGGCACGCCCGCGGCGCTCACCACGACATCCGAATAGACGCCCACCTGGTACGGCATCCTACCCTCCCTGTGCTACCAGCAGAAAAAGCAGCACGTTGCCGACCACCGCCAACCCAAACGCCTCCAGCTTGTCAAAGCGGTACCTCTGCTCGCGCCGCTCGAACAGCCACACGATCCACGTGACCATGACGACCTCGGCCACCAGGAAGACAACCACGCGATCAAGCATCCTTGCCTCCCGCCTGCAGCGCCCGCAGGATCTCGAGCTGCAGACCGTTGATCTCACGCAGCAAGCCGATCTCCTCCCGCTGCTGGCCCAGCAGCTCATGCTGCTCGAGGTTAAGGGCATATATCGCCTCGACCTCCTCGGCCTCCAGATTGTCCCGCCGCCGATCCCGCGCCGCCTGCCGGTTAGACGCCATCAGAATAAGCGGACTGGCATACGCGGCCTGCGTCGAGAACAGCAGATTGAGCAACACGAAAGGATAAACGTCGAACGGTCGCGAAAGCAACCAGATATTGGCCGCGATCCACAGACACACCACCAGCGTCTGCAGCAGGATGAAGCCCCAGGAGCCCATAGCACCGACCACGAGGTCGGCCAGATGCTCGCCCAGCGTCTCCCGACGATGGATGTGCGCTCTCTTACTCATGCCTACGTCCTCTGCCAGCGCAGCGGCTCATCGCCCCACTGGGCAACTGCCGAGACGCCCGCCAACCGCTCTTGCTTGACCTGCTCGAGCCTCATCTTGAACTCAGCCCGAATCGCGGTAGCCACGTTCAGCCAGGCCGTCGGCACCGATCTCTCATCGAGCCGATCCCTCAGTTCGCCGTCCTGGTACTCGAAGAGATCCGCCGTCGGGATCATATAGGCGAACATCGCATAAGCAGCTGCGCCGAGGATGACTATATCGTGATGCCGCTCCGGGATGCTCGTGCCGGCACTGCTGAGCTGATGCTTGCCCGCGTAGGTGACCGTGATCACGCCCGTCGTGTCCTGCGGCACAAGAGACGGCGAGAGCTTGAGCATGAACTGCACCAGGTTCGCCGTGGTATCCGCCGTCGGCGGCAACGCGCCGACCGAACCATCGGGAACCGAATCGGTGAAGCTAGTGCTCTGGTTATCGAGCACCTGGCCAACGAAGCCCTGCAAAGCCACACCCTTCTGCCGGTAGATATTCCGCCCAATCGTGCCGGGCGGCCCCAGCGGGATCGTAAGCTGCCCGTTCTGAGCGGTCAGCGACAGCGAAGCGGAGTAGGCGCCCGGCGTGGTCTCGCCGCCGCTCTTGACGAAGGTCGTAGCCCACTGGTACGAGCCCGTCAGCGCGCCAGCGCCAGAAGCCAAGGCCGAGCTCGTGGCACCCACCGGCATCAGGCTGGGAGTCACGATGTCATCTTCGAAGTTGACGAACTGCTGCGGCCAGACGCCCGTAGGGTACTCCACCGTCTCAATCCACCAGGCGCCGGCCGGACGCGCGTAGTAGCGGCTCTGCGGCAAGGTCGAGGTCATCACCGCCTGGACCAGCGGCGCGTACCAGCCATACTGATCGACCGCACGATCCAGCGCGCGCACCAGGTCATCATCAGCCCAGCGCTGCGCAGCGCCGGACGGCACGTTTTGCAGCCGGTCGAATAGATCCTGCCGCAGATCGTTGACGGCCTCGACCAGCGTGGGATGCGCCGTATAGGAGCCGACCGGCGAGTAAGCAAGAACCAGAGTCATGGGACGTAATAGCCTCCGTAGGAGCCAACCGGCAGCGGCGTCGGTTGAGGGGGATTGTACTCGCCACACGACACCTCGAGGAAGTCGTCAGAGACCAGGCAACACGGACCCAGACAGCGCGCCGAGTGAAAGCTACCGGTCCACACGAGATCCGGCGCCCAGAAAGACCAGCCCGTCACGAAGACCACGACCACCACTAGGGCAGTCACGATCAGCAGCTCGCGCGCCAACCGCCGCAGCCTCAACCGATCAGGATGTACGCGCACACCAGGTCCGCGGGCAAACCGCCCGCGCCCACACCAGGCGCCACAACCGCGACGTCCAGGCCAACGCCGGCGATCACACCTGCCAGCGTGCAGCTCGCACCAGGCACCGCCGCCGAGGCCTGCGGCAAGAGCATGACCTCCGTATGCGGACCCACAGCCGCATCATTCACGTGCACCATCACGCCATCAGCAGCGCCGGCAGGAACCGAGAAACGACTCAGCGTCGCGCCGTCCAGCGAGCCAAGGCGCCGCACCTCAACAGAGACAGGCTCATCCATAGCTACGCCGTCCGCAGGAACGCGCAGATGATATTCGAGGTCGTCGAGCCCGAGCCGCGGTACGTCACCGAGAAGCCGGTACCGGCCGTGACCGCCGTGACCTGCAGGTTGTAGGTGATCGCGCCGCCGGTGCCCTGCGGCTCAAGGAACACCTGGCTATTCGCATTGATACCGGGATCCGCCACCGTGATGATGTCGCCGGTCGCCGCGCCAGACGGGATCGTGAAGACGCCGATCTCGGCACCCTCAAGGCTCCCCTGAATTGCCACGCCCGTTGCGGGTGTTGTCGCCATCGCCCTTATCCTCCAGTGCCGCCGCCAGATCGCGGCAGCCTATAAGCACCAACTCAAGCGCCCGCGCCAGATCGCGCAAGCAACGTTCAACGGCCTGATCGAACCACCCGGCCGGCAACTCGGCCACGCGGCCGCATGTCTGCTGATAGCGCAGCCAGGCCGAATCCAGACCGCGCAGCGCAACCAGCAGGGCCAGGCGCGAGCGCTGCACCGCCAGGTAGCGCCGCACCGCGGGCGGGATCACTAGCCATCCTGTCCACACTCAGCCTCACGCAACCCCTGCTGAGCCTGAAGCATGGCTTCCTCGAGCTTCGTCGCCACCAGCGCCCACCTCCGGCCGTAGCGGCCGCGGCGATCCCGGCGCTGCTCAGCAATATCGAACAGCGCACCAAGCGAACTCACCATGCCCCGGAACTGGGCCACGTCCTCGTGACTTCGACCTTCGGCTTCGACCTTCGGCGCATCCTCCCGGCCCTCGACAGGAACAGGGGCCGCATCCGCCGCAACCTCGTCACGCAACCGCCGAGCAGTAGCCATCAGGCACCGCACCGCGGCCGCCAAGAGCCAGGCGTATCGCCGGCCGTCGCCGAACCGACCCACAGCGGGCTGACCAGGTAGTCGTTGGGGCCATCGGTGAACACGCTCAGGTTGAGATACACACCGTCACCCGACCACACGACCAGGGCAGGCCGCCACTCGCCAACGCGCTGACCTTCGGCCATGCAGTATTCGACCCAATCACCCATAACGGGCTCAGGGCCAGCCGCCACAGCCACAACCGCGGCCGCCTTGGCCGCCGCCGTCGCCCTTCCTGCAGGCAGATCTGCCGCCACCAATGGCGCCACCCCGACGCCTCCCGAAGCCTGCGGCGAAGGCGCGCCTACTCCAGAGGCCGCCGCCTCGCCCGTCGCTTCACTCACACATCACCTCCTAACGCCTAACGCCTAACGCCCAGCGCCTAGCGCCTAACCAACCGTCACCGTGCCGGCCAGCGAAATAAGCGCACGCGCGAACTCTGTCGCCACCACGCCGTGCCCCATGTCGTTGCAATGCAAGCCCAGGTCGTTGGCGCCGTTCGGCACAAGCAGAGCCGTGCGGTAATCCATCGCCGCGAAGACGTCGGCAAGCGAACACCAGGGGAATTGATCGACCACCGCCCGAGTCAGCGCGGCCGCTTCCTCGAGGTTGTCGGTCAGCGATCCGAACTGGTTCATGTTCTGATTGACAAAGTTGTTCCACATCACACCGGGCGACAGCCACGGCGGCGTGCCGATAGCGACCTTGATGCCGCCAGGCGAGGTATCGCACGAGTCCTCGATCAGACATAATCCGGTGTGGTACTGCCGCGCGAACTCCACCGCCGGCGCCGCCTGCGTCACGTTCGTCAGGTCATTCGCCCCGAACATCATGGTCAGGAACTCGGGCGTACTGGCCAACTGCGTGATGAGCGCGTAGATGCCGCCGCGATGGCCGGCGTAGTTCCAGAGCGCATCGCCGTTCAGCCCGGCCGCCTGCAGCGTGATCACGCGCCGCAGCTTCTGCGAGAGCATAGCCGTGGTCCGCGGCATGTACGCCACGCGCGTATTCACCGAGCCCGTGCCCACCGTCCACGAGTCGCCAATCGGGATGTACAGGCCGCCACTGGGCAAGAACTTCGAGCCCGACACCGTCACGATCGCGTCGACAAAGAGCGTCGTACCGCCCGAGGGATTGGTCAAGACCACGGTGTGCGGCGCATCGATGTTCGAGCGGAACAGCGGCGTCATCACCCGGTAGAATCCGCCCGTGCCGGACGCGGCGCCCGTCGCGCAGGACAACTGCCCGCCCTGAGAGACGCCATCAACCGTGCACGAGAAGATGCTGCCGGTGTTGACCACGGCATGCACCAGGTAGATCGCCCGGCAGTTGACCGGCGCCACGAAGGTCGCCGTATCGCCGTTGCCCGTCGTCTTCTTGGCGTCGCCGCCCGAGTGGCTCGCCGCCACGTCCGTGGCCCAGCCGGCGCCGGAGAGCGTGATCGAGGGGTCCATCGACGCGCCGGCCTCGTACAGATTTATAGCCACCGCATCACCCCTTCAGCATCGCTATGACGTTCTCGACGCCGGTGCCGGTGCCCACGGCTGTCGCCGTCAGGCCGAAGCGCATCAGCGCCCCGAAATTGGTGAACTGGTTCAGGCTCATCACGCCGACATACGTGTTGTTCGGGATCGTGATGGCAATCGCCGCCTGCAGGTTGATCCAGCCGTTAGACGCGCCGCCGAAGCAGTCGCACACCTGCACCTCGAGCTGCAGCCCGGTCGGCGCCGTGACCGGCGTGCCCGAGCGATCCACGAAGACGAGGAGCTCGTTGAAGCCGTCCACCGCGAACGGCTGGCCAAACGTATACGTGCCGCCTGTGGTGATCGCCGTGTCGTTGACCTGCAGCGCGTTGATGACCTCGACGCGCCGCCTGGTCGTGATACCGCCCAGAGCACGCGAGCGCCCGCCGCTCGGCTCGATCAGCAAGCCGCTATCGGGGAAAAGCTGTTGCTGCGGGCCGTAGCTCACCAACTCGTTGCCGTAAGCATCATAGAAAGGCATGCCCTACCCCACCTTTCTCACGGCGCCGCGAGGGATCGCCGGCCCACGAACCGCCCACGTCGGCCCACCGGCGACCCTCCCAAACCCGACGCCTCCCACACACATCAACCCACCGCCGCATCAACAGCCGAGAGCCGCACCTCGAACTCGCGGCCAAGAGCGAAGAGATCAGAGACGCCCGGCGCCGTCACGTGGAAGACGATAGCGCCGCTCGGCGACTCCAGCCAAACGGCTTTATTCGGATGCTCACGCGGCGACGCCGGGTCATCATCCACGTAGGGATCCACAGCGTGCAGATCGACCGTCGCGCGGCCATCAGTGCCGGGCACGAAGGTCGTGACCCGGAAGCGCATCACCAACTCGGTAGGGGCGGCGGCCGTAGTCGCCGCCGCATCTTCGGCTACCATCTCAGTTGTTACCCTGAGCGAAGCCGCGGTAGTCTACAACCGCGCCGCCATACTCGTGGCGCACCTTGTAGCTGATCACGTCGTTAGTGAAGTTGTTGCCGTAGAGCGGCTGATCCTGCACGAACAGCACCGGGTTGACCTGGCCACCGACGAAGCCGACTTCGATCGTGTCGATCACGCGCGGGTCAGCCACCAGGTTCCACCACGTCGTGCTCGAAAGCTGAGGCGCAACGATCACCTCGGTGTAGCCCAGCATCGGGTTGATGTCGTTGAAGTTGCCACCGGGAGCACCAGCCGACTTGGTGATGACCATGGCCGTCCACTCAAGCTCAGGCGGCACCACCAGGAAACGGGGCTTCAGACCGATGGGCTTGCTTCCCATGTTGGTCTGCCGGCGCATCAATGTCACGACCGTCTGCATGTTCGCCGACGACAAAGCAATGCCGGTGTTGGGCGTTCCGGGCGTCACAACTTTGCTATTGGTATGTACGCCACCGTTGGTGAACAACTGAGCACCGTCGTAGATGTTCGTCAGAGCCGTCAGGAAGCCATAGACGAACTCCGCCAACGTGAAGGCGGCCGAGACTGCCAGCTTACCGGGGATCTGCTTGATCGCATAGAGATCGTCGTTGACGATGGTCTCACGCGTCACGGCGACGATGTTACCGCGCTTGGCCGGCGTGTACGTCGCGCGCACGTCGGAGAGCGTCAGCGTGGTGTAAGCCGTGTCTTCGGGCACGGTCGAGAGCGATCCGAACGCGCCAAGCCGGATGCGATCTTGCTGCTTGAAGTCCTTGATCGGCGTGATCGTACAGAACTTCTGCCACTCGCTGGGCCATGCCTGGTAATCCTTGAGCAGCCTCTTGTTCATCGAGGTGCCAAGGAGGTAGGCGAAGCTGGCCGTCGTGACGTCGGCCTCGAGCAAGCGCCCGGACTGGCTCTGCCCCGTGATGGCGTGATCGCCCGTGGCCAGGACGTAGGCCTCGCGGATGCCCGAGAGCGCCGGAACGCGCTCGCCTTCCTGCACGTCGAAGAGCTGATCGAAAGCCGCCTGCAGCTTGTCAACCTCGCTGCGCCCGACCACGATCTTCTCATCGCCCATGCCGCGGATCAACCCGGAGCCGACGAGCTCGGCCAGCGTCGCACGCTCCAGCTCGATAGCGGCGTCGATTTCGGCGCCTTCGACAATTCGATTCTCGAAAGCCAGACCAAGCTTGCGCACCACGGGAGCCGGCAGGTTCGAGGCGGAGAGCTTGCCGCTCACCAGCCGCTCCGACTCCAGCAAGCGCCGCACCTGGGCGGCTTCCTCACGCGCCTGCTGCGCTTCTTCGCGCGCCCGCGTGGCCTCGGCGAGAGCCGTCTCGGCCTCGCGCAGCATGGCATCGGCCGACTGCGCCACCCGCGGATTAGCCCCAGCGCCGGCACCGGCCGGCAAGACCGCACCCTGAGCATCAGTACCCATAGCCGTGAGATCCGTCCTTCCCAGCGCATAAGCGCCTGCTATCACCTGGCCACCGGGGATGGCGGCCGCCAATGTCGGCCCGAGTTGGATCGGGTCGTGGTAATCGTCCGGAGCCGTGTAGATCGGCTGCTGATGCATAATCGTCAGCCCGCTATGCATAGATTCGCCCTGCATATGCGCCGCACGCTCGTTTAGCGGCTCGTACTGATCCCACCAGCTTTGATTGTCCGCCTGCAGCAGCCGCTCGAACCTGCCGCCAGCGCTGGCACGGCTGACGATGTCGCACGAGCGCAGCCGCTGGATCGACTCGACCAGGCGGCACTTGACGCCGTCGACCGAGCCGGGCGAGACCGAGCCATCGGCATCTATCGAGATCCCGACCAGGTTGAGCCCCGAGCTGACGCTCTCCTGTATCAGATCCCACAGCCAGTCGACCGAGGGCAAGACCTTGAGCACCGCGCGCAGATGGCCCGAGGGATCGAGCCGCGGCGAACGGTAATAGCCCACCAGGTCGCGCACGGATCGCGGCAAGCCGCCCTGATTCGAGAAGCTATGATCCGCGTAGGCCTGGGCGCCTTCAAAGAGCGGCACCATCGACGCCACGACGTCGCGGCCGTAGTAATTGCCGTTGCGAGATAGGCCCTGCCGGATGCACGTGACCTCCACCTCGCGGCGATCCGCGGCGAGCGCCCCTTCCGCCAGCGTGGCCAGGATAAGCAACCGGCCGCTCTCAGCACTCACGGCTCAGATCCCCGACTGCGCCGGCGCCGAGATGTCGCTCGTGCTGCTCGCCGACCTCGGAGCCGTCAGCTCAGGATGATTGATCGGCGTCACGTGCCCGGTCGGGCCGGTCGCACCGGTGAAAGCACCGATGTCCGTCGCCGCCTCGTTGTCGGCGCAGTAGGCGCCGGCAATCACGTAGGCTTCCATGTTGCCGTCCTCGGCATAGCTGTGCGGCATCGGCCGGCTGATCGGATGCGGGCCGGGCGAGAGGATCATGCTGGTGAAAGCGTCCGCGGGCCACTCCGTGCCCTGATCTCCCCAGCGCCAGGTATCGGACGGCACCGGATAGCCGGGGTGATGAAAATGGTCCTCCGGCACCGTAAAGCCCATCGGCGCCGAAGGCCCCTGCCCACCGATGGCCGTATCGCCCCGCACCGGGGTCGCCGTGTACTGCTCGCCGCTGAAATTGCTCACGCTCGCTCTCCTTTCCTAGTAGCGTGACTGGACCGTTTGAAGCGTGCCGACGCCGGCGCCGGTGATCGCTTCTGTCTCGGGCATCAAAGCGCCCGTCAGGGGGCACGAACCCGCGAAGGGGGCGGGCGCATAGCCGATGTATCCGGCCGGGCGCGTCTCCCCCGTGATGTCCTGCGCCGGTGCCACGGAGAGGCGCACGCCCTCGCCGCGCAGCAGCTCAAGGCCGATATCGCGGCGCCCGGCGTCTTGCTGGCGCACTGTGTAGCCAGACGGGATCATGGGCAGCCGGGTGAGCTCTTCGCCAACTGGCTCATCCGACATGGCCGGCTCGTAGCCCCAACCCCAAACCGTGTCTTCCTGGGGCACCGCGCCGGCCGCACCGGCATGGGCCACGCGGCCGTCAGGACCGACCGAGGAGCCCGAGCCCAGCATGCGCCGATCCGGCGCCGGCGCGATGGTCTCACCCGCATGGACGCGGCCGCCCGGCAGCACGAAGTTGCCGTACTCGCCCGCGATGTTATCGTGCCGCGGCTGGATCACGCGCGGCAGCTCAGCCGAACCCATATTGCCGCAGCCACAGATCGTGCACATCAGCCCTGCCCTCCAGGAACCACACTCAGCGTTGTACCGGCCGGCAAGTTCGCCGATCCGGGCGAGAGAATCGCCACAGCCGCCGCGGGCGGATCGGCCGGAGATGTCGCCGGCGAAACGGACACCTGCGCGAGCGCCACCTTCAGGGCGTGCACCTCGCTCTCGATTAGGACCTCGACCTCGTGGCTGTGCAGGTGCGGGAAACGCCCGGACAGCATGCTCGCAACCTGCGCATAGCGGCGACTCTTGTCGGGGATCGATTGCTCGGCCCACTCCACCAGCCGCGTCACCCAGGGCCCGACCTGCTTATCACGCTCCACACTCCGCAGCATCGTCACCAGCCAGGCCAGCACCGCGACCACCGCGGGCGGAATTAGAGCGGCCACCACCTGATACTCAAGACTGATCCAATCCATCAGGACCTCCTACTCAGCAACTCGCGCAGCATCCATCCGTGCTTACCGCCGACCGTCACGAAGCGCCAGGTACAATCCGCGTCGTAGACGTCGACGACCCCCGCCCCGTGAGGTACCGTCTCCAGGATCGGCGCCTGCAGGCCGGGCCACTCGCGCAGACGCACACCAGCGGGATCCGCGACAATCCACGTCGCCGCCGCATCATCGGGCAGATCCACGACCTCGAGCACATACGCGCCGCCGAAAGCGCCGCACAGCGACGTGGCTGAATAGCCGCAATCGCCGACGTACCAGGCCAGCGGGTCATTGAAACGGCCATCGGGCATCCTCAGGATGAAGTGGTCCGGATCGACGCCGGGACCAACCCAGTCGGACGAATAGGCCACCCACTGCGGCACACCAGAGACGAGCACCGAAGCCGAAAGTCGAAGCCGAATCGCGCGAACCCACAGGATGGCCCACGGCTGCGCCAGCGCGTCGGCCAGGTCGAAGGTCCAGCGATAGTGCACGCCCAGTTTAGGCAGCGACGCGCTGGCCTGAGACAGCAGCGTGCCCGGTTGGCCGGCGTGGTCGGGCTGGCCGGTGATGCGCTGGCGCAAGTAGGCAATGAGATCCTCGTCATCGCCGGCAAACGAGTAGCGAGACTCGCGCAAGTAGCGCGCGAGGCACGCCTCGAAGCAATCGCTCGCGCCTTCCAGGCGGCCGGGCGGATCGCCGGTATGCCGGTAGACTTGCGAGACGTGATGCCAGCGCGGAGCCCAGGTCACTCCCGCCACCCCTCTCCACTCCCAAGCGGGACCGTGACAACTGCCTCTACCCGCTCGTCAAGCTCGCTCATTGCAACCTCAAGTGGTTCAGGACGAATAAGACCACGCCCAGCACGAAGCCGCAGAGCTGCACGCCGACCGTGGCCAGTATCCAATTGACCTTCGACTCGATCGACTCGATTCGTTCGGCCATCCCATCGATCCGCTCGCGCGAGACCCGGCCATGGGCGCACCCATCAGCATCGAGCCCGCTGCGCAAGCCATCGACCGTCGTCAGGTTGTGCATAGACACCTCCCCTAGTTCCCCACGGCAATCCAGTTGACCGGCACCGTCGTGGTCCAATTCGACTGGGCCACCACGTTCAAGAGGAATGAACCGGCCAGGATGCCGCTCACCACGGCGTAGAAATGGGTGTCCTCCGTCGTGGCCACCACGACGGGCGGCCCGGCGAAGATAGCCGGCAGCGTCACCGTGATCGAGCCGATAGTAGACGCCACAACGCCCACGTTGGTCACACCGCAGGCGATGATCTTGCCGCCCAGCGACGAGACCGGCGCCGGCGCCGAGAGTCCAGGCCAGGGCCACACCGCCACGATCACGCCGCTATCCGGCGTGTCGGGATTGCGCAGCACCGCCAGGCACGCCGCGCCCGCCAGCGTCATGTCCCGCGGCACGCAGCCCGTCACCGGCATCGGACCCAGCAGCCGGGTACTGCTGATCAGCGAGATCATCGCCATATTGCTCGGCACGTCGTAAGAGGCTATGCGGCCAATCTCGATAAAGCGGTTGCTGCTCGAAAACGGGTCGCCAGAGCCGGAGCCGCCGCGTCCGGTCGGACCACCACCCCCGGGATCCACGCCGCCGAAATCGACCGGGTAGGGGATGAACGTGCATTGCCAGTGGCCGGAGATCCCGTGCACCGTCTTGGCGTCGTCGTCGGAGATAACCGGGCGATCCCCGGTCCCCGCGTCCACCGTGATCCGCTGCGGCTGCGTGCCCTGCGTGCCCGTGCCCGCATGGCGCGATCTAGGGGTCGTGCCGGTATGCCGCCTGGCCATCAGAGCCCCACCGCCAGATACTGCACCGGCACCGTCGCCGTGAACGCGGCCGCACCCGCCACGCTGGCGGTAAAGCCGCTGGTGCTGACGCCCGACACCGTCGCCCAACACTGATCGTTGCCGCTGGTCGCCGAGACGATCGGCGTCGAGGTGAAGGCCTCGGCGAAGGTCACGGCCGCCGATCCGGTGCTACTGGCCACCACCGGGATAGACGCCGTGCCCACCTGGGTCAGTTGCGCCTGCAGGTCGGTCACCGGCAGCCCATAACCGGGGAAGATCGCCACGACCGCACCATAGCCGGTGTTATGCGAGCCGCGCAGCATCACCATGCACTGAGCACCCTCGATGTTCATGTCGCGCGGCCGGGCCGCCGTCACCTCGAACGGACCCAGGCCCACGGTCGAGCCGAACAGCTCCACGCCGGCCGTATTGGTGGGCGCATCATACGTCTTGATGGTGCCGATCTCGATGAACAGGTCGATCAACGAGAGCCGCGAAAAGCGGTGATTGAAGATCTCGTAATAGAGGATCGCGTAGTCCTCGGCCTGCGCTTCCGGTAGCCCAAACATGCGCAGCGCCTTGATGTAGTGCTGCACTGTGGCCAGCTTCAGATCCTCATACTTGAGCAGGTCGTCTTTAGACAGGGGCGGCGGCGCGTCCTTGCCCATCTTCTCCGCGACGATATTGGCCAGCATCACCAACCCGGCTTCCATGCCCATGATGCCGAACAGCTCCACGAACATGCCGACGTCCGCGGCTTCGGAGAACATCACCGCCCGGCCGCCCATCTCGCCCGTATCGAGCGTGAAGGACGCTCGCGCATCCAGCAGCGGGTCATAGGTGAAATTCTCCATCTCGTCGGCCCACTCGCTGAAGCGCATGTAATAGGGCTTTTGCGCGTACGTCACCTCGCCCGTGTTGTAGTCCACGAAGCGGTAGAACGTGCCGCCAGGATCCGGGCGGTAGGTCGGGCCGGCACCGCGCATGCTCTCGCCGACGCCCACGGTGAAGGCCGAGACCGTGGTCAGGCCGGCGCCGAAGGCTGCACCGGCAAAACTCAGCGCACCATCATGGCGAGGCTGACGCATCGTGCCGCGATGCCGGTCGCTCGAGTCCCCGCGGCGGCTACGCTTGGCCGTCGGCGTCGGTCCCGGCACCGGTGGCGGCGCACCTTTGCTACGCGCCATGAACGCGATCCTCCCCGCCCTTGTCGTCGGCATCGCCATCGCCGTCGCCGGCGTCATCCCCGCGCTTCTGCCGCTCCCCTCCGCTTTCATCGCGCAGCGATCCCGGCACGGCCGGAGGCACCACGCCCGCGGCGAGCTCCGCCTCCATGCGCGCGATCTCCTCGTTGACATCGACGTCGGGGAGATTGGCGGAGTCGAAAAACATACGCATCGCCGTCTCCCTGGACACCCAGCCCTGGCTGCGCGCGGTCGAGAGCGCATTCGCGATAGACTGCGTCGCGCTGGCCAGCGTGGCGTTGTCATCCGGCGCCAGCTCGGGCACGTGGATCTGATAGGTGAGATCGGACGTGGGCGACAGCCGGCCCACGTTCACCGCTTCGGCCACCACCCGATCAAGGATCAGGCGCAGCATGAGCACGAACTCGTCTTGCCGGCGCATGAACTTGCGCAACGTAGGCAGCCCCATCTCCGCCGCCGTGGCATAGTTGACGTTGCCGCCTTCGGAGAGGTAGTGCTCGGGCAGGCCGGCGCCCATAGCGACCATCATCTTGATGGCGCGGCCGTCGGCCTCGACGTCGTCGGCGTTGATCTGCGGTTGCACCGCGTTCCACTCTTCGCTCTCGTTGTGCACGATGATCGAACCGGGGTCGGGCGGATAGCTGTACTCCATGCGCTTGCGGTCGATGGTCTTGCGATCCGCGCCGGTCAGCTTGATCGTCCAGAGGAAGGCGCTCTTATACTTGTTGATCCGCACCCGGTCGGTCAGCCAGTCGCGGTAACGGCGCAGCCAGGGGATCAGCGTGGCCAGGTCGCTCTTGCCGCGCTTGGCATTGCTCACCTTGTTGATGGCGCAGTGGATCGCCTGGTCGGGCACCGCGAGCCATTCGCCCATCGTCGGATCCGGCGTAGTCGAGGGACTGCTCACCGGGAACGCCGCGCTGTAGCTGTTGGCGGCCGGCGCCGCTGTCTCGGGACCGGTGCTGTTGATAGCCGTCGCCGACACATTGCCGAAGTTGCTGCTCCAGACGTTCTGACCCGGCCCTTGCGGGCGACGATGGATGCGGATGACCTTCTCGATGTCTTCGGGATCGGTCTCGATCTGGTCGATCATCGAGGGGTCGATCTGCCGGATCTTCACCGTGCCGTCGTAGGGGTTGACGAAGAAGCGGATGAACTGCTCGCCGTACAGGCTCAGCTCCGTGCACAACTGGAAGACCCGGCTCGCCATGTGGTTGTCGGGATCTTCCCAGAAGGCATCGATCACCTTCTGCACCTTGCGATTCTTGCTGGTCACCGAAACCCCGTTGCCCAGCACAAAGTTGGTGGTGATCTCGATGATATAGTTGGCAAGGGGATTTGCGTTATACGCCTCGTAGCACTGGTTGTGAATCTCCAGGTAGGTCGAGGGTATGACGTCCTTCTGGTACCAGTTGTCCGAGAGCCGGCGCCAGAAGTAGTCTTCTTCCGCGCCGGTCGCGATGCGGCCCCAGTAGTAGTCCTCCTGCGTCGGGTTGACGCTGAAGGCCGTCATGCTCACCTGCTCCTGGACACGCGTGTCCTGGCGCGCCTGCTCCACCTGCTCGCGCAGCTCCACGGCACGCCGCAGCGCCGCGTCATACTCGCGCACGAGCTCGCCCCCATCGTTCGGCGCCGGCGCCACCACGGGCGATGCGGGGAGATCATCGCCGTGCAGGAAGCGCCCTACGCGGTCAAGCCAACTGTTCGCCATGCCCCCATCATACATCAGTCATAATCAGATCTGTATAGATTTACGCCATAAGAGCGGTATCACGTGATTGATTGTAGGCTATGACAGACAGTTCAGGAGCTACGAGAAACGCTGGTCGGCAACTGGTGATGACAAGCACGTCGCGGGCGCGCACGCCGATCGAGATAGGGGGACACTCCCAAACACCCCCGCCCGAGCTGAGACGTCGGGACCGGCAGTCGGTGCGAAGGGTCAGAGACGATCGCGCCGGCCATGGATAGCGGCCGCGACCACGGTAGCGAAACACGGGACGCGAGAAAGAGGAGTGGAGCCATCTGCTTTCATCGCGCAGCGATCCCGGTCTTTACAAGAAGTAGCCGCGGCCGTGGCACCACCAAGAACCACGACCGCGGCACATACAACCGCCGAGGGGGACTCGGCAGCCGCGATCCCCGACGCGTGCCCCATTCGCGTCAGGCCACCGTGCCACCAGCATAACAGCGACCCCGCGAGGCTCGCCAGCATCAGTTATGGACGAGGCGGATAACTCGCCGGATACGCCGAGAAGTATGAAGAGACACGGACGCAGAGCGCGCGATACGCTCGCAAGGCAACACGACGCGCTCACGATGCGAGCTCATTACCCCCACGGCCCTAAGATGTGAAGAGCTGCAAGGGACAGAAGCACGTTGCATAGTCGCCCGACTTGCCGGCGTGTGAGTGTTGCCCTGGGTTCACGAGTACAGCCCGTGCCGCATAGCCGGCCAGCCGGTGCCTCGTGCTCCAGTCAATGTGCAACATCTTCTTGCCCCTTACAAGCGCAAATCCGAGAGCATTGAACGTTGTATGAGATTGCATTTCAATGCATGATAATGCAAGAGTTCAAGGTGGGCCATTGGGCCACAAGTCGGGCTATGGGCTCGTCTCACATCGCCGTTGAGCAGTGCTCGATCGAAGACATGCGCCGATAG